CTATAGTAAATGATAGTAACAAACCTGATTATAGCCCTGGTGCAATAAAAACATCATCTATACCTAGAACTAAAAAAGGTAAAGAAACTTTTGGGTCTAAAATTAGACGAGGCGGTGGCTTCTCTAAGGGTGGCTTAGCAAGTAAACCTAAAAAGAAATAAACAATAACGACAATACCATATAACTATAAGGATACTCGGCATTCGTGCTGACCCCAACATAAGGAACTAAATATGTCACAACTAACTGAAGAGACAATGCACTCGTATACACACAAACGTAACGAGGCTAAAATCAAAGAAGCAGAAGCGGAGCTAGAAGCACTACTAAAAGGCGATGTAGCTGAAGAGGCTAGTGATGAAACCCCTGAAGAAGAACCCAATGGCGAAGGATCTGAGACAACCGAAGTATCGGATGCAAGTGATACCAAACAAGAAGAAGCCAAAAAGGAAACCAAAGCATCGGAAGATGATGCAGAGTTAAGTGCTGAAGAGAAGAGCTTCAAGAAACGCTATGGTGATATACAAAGACACATGGCTGAAACAGAAAAGAAGCAAGCAGCACAGATAAAACGTCTAGAAGATCAACTAGAAAAAGCCGCAAAGAATGAGCTTGTACTTCCTAAGTCTAACGAAGAGATAGACGCATGGTCAAGCAAGCATCCAGATGTAGCAGGTATAGTTGAAGCAATAGCTGAAAAGAAGGCTAACGAAAGAGCCTTAGAGTTAGATGAAAGACTACAAGAGATAGAAGAGTTACGCTCTACAGCTAAGAGAGAAAAAGCTGAAGCACAACTTGTAGCAATACATCCTGACTTTGAAGCTATAAGAGCAGACGATGAGTTTCATGCATGGGTAGATACTCAACCTAAAGTTTATCAGGATGCTCTGTATGAAAACTCTGAAGACGTTAAGTCTGTAGCCCGTGTTATAGATATGTATAAGCTAGACAAGGGTATCAAAACTAAGAAGCCCAGCGCAGACAAAGGCGCAGCATCTTCAGTTAAAACTCGTGGACGCACTGTAGTAGACGCAGAAGAGTCTAGCAAGACGCTCAGCGAGTCAATGGTTAAAAAGATGTCTCTCAAAGAGTATGAGGAACGTCAAGACGAAATCATGAGTGCAATGCGCTCTGGTAAGTTTATCTACGATATGTCTTAATAAACACTTGACACTAAGGCATTAATAGATAAAACTATAGTATGTGCAGCGCTAGGTATCAACTACCTGCACATGCTTTAACTTTAAGCACTAACCACTAATAGAACTACCCGATAAAGTATAGACCCTTTAATGCTTGACCGCAAATCTAGCAATAGAGATACTCTAGAAAAGTATTGGCCTCTTGTGTGGATATGATGTTTTACTTCCCCCAACTGTCATATCTATAGGAGAAATTATTATGGCATTTACAAAGGCATCAGGTTATACCAACCTGAACAACGGAAACTTCTCATCTGAGATCTTTTCGAAACAAGCACAGTTAGCATTTAGAAAATCTGCTGTTATATCTGCAATCACAAACTCTGACTATTTTGGTGAGATTTCTGGACAAGGCGACTCAGTGCGCATTCTTAAAGAGCCAGATATCACTGTTAATTCTTTAGCTCGTGGTACTGCAGTGTCAACACAAGATTTAGTTGATGCAGACTTTAAACTAACTATCGACAAAGCAAACTACTTTGCATTTAAATTGGACGATATTGAAGAAGCACATTCACACGTAGACTTCATGCGTCTTTCAACAGACCGTGCAGCATACAAAATGGCTGACTCAATGGACAATGATGTTCTTAAGTACTTAGCTGGTTTCACAACTGCAAACGCTGTAAACACAACAGTAAACGGTACTAAAGCAGATGCTGCTGCAGGATCAGACGAACTATTAGCTGCAAACAAGTTGAAAAAAGGTGACTTCGGTAACATCACAACTACATCTGCAGGTGATCACTCGATCCCATTAGCACCACGCTTAACAGGTGCAACTGCTATGTCTACATCAACTGCAACACCATTACAAGTACTAGCACGTATGTCTCGTACAATGGATGTAGCAAATGTTGACACTAGAGGTAGATGGATCGTTCTTGACCCAGTGTTCATCGAGATGCTAAAAGACGAGGATTCTCGCCTATTAAATGCAGACTTCGGTGGTGCAGGACTACAGAATGGTCTATTGGCTGCAAACATTCACGGCTTCCGTGTTTATCAGTCAAACAACTTACCAGCAGTTGGTACAGGTGCAGGAACTTCAGGTTCTGCTAACCAAAACGCTAACTACGGAGTTATCGTAGCTGGACATGACTCAGCAGTCGCAACTGCAGAACAGTTATCAAAAGTGGAAACATACCGTGACCCAGATAGCTTTGCAGACATCTGCCGTGGGATGCATCTTTACGGACGCAAGATCCTACGCCCAGAAGCGATTGTAACAGCTAAGTTCAACGCTGCTTAATATAACAATTAACTTAGGGGCTGGCTTTAGTGCTGGCCCTTTTGTGCATTCATATTCATAAAGGACATAACCAATGGCTATTACAACGGCGATGTGCAACAGCTTCAAGCAAGAGTTACTTGGTGGTGTTCACGATCTAGATACAGATACAATTAAGATAGCACTTATAAAGAATTCACAGTCGGGTACTTATAATGCTTCTACAGCTAATTACAGTGCAGTAACAGGTAACTCAGATGAGGCTACTGGCACTAACTACGTTACAGGCGGTAACACACTAGGTAGTGCAACTATTGCTTTATCAGGTTCTACTGCTACTGTTGACTTTGCAGACACTACATGGTCATCAGCTACAGTTTCAGCAGATGGATGTATTATCTATAACTCATCACAGTCTAACAAAGCAATAGCAGTCATAAGTTTTGGTGGTACTAAGACATCTACAAATGGCGACTTTGTTGTTCAGTTCCCAACAGCAGACGCATCTAACGCAATCATTCGTATCGCTTAAGGAGCAATATTATGGCTCTCGTTGTCAAGGATAGAGTAAAAGAAACCGCTACAACTACTGGCACTGGTGCTGTTACGTTGGGTGGCGCTGTTACAGGCTTTGAGTCTTTTAGCTCTGCCCTTGCCAACAGTGATACTACATACTACGCTATTTCTCACCGTAATGCAGATGAGTGGGAAGTAGGATTAGGTACATACAATTCAGGTGTACTTACAAGAACAACTATACTAGAGAGTAGCAACAGCGACAGTGCTGTTAGCTTTACTGCAGGTACTAAGGATGTGTTCATTACACTCCCTGCAGACAAGGCTGTTTACTTAGACGCTAGTGATGCACTAAGTACAGGCAATATAGTTACAACAGGTTACATCAGAGGTCCTGCCTCATTCACGATTGACCCTGCTGCACATGGTGATGATACTGGTACTCTTATAGTTGCAGGTAACTTACAGGTAGACGGTACTACTACAACAGTAAACTCTTCTAATCTATCTGTGTCAGATCTAAACATTACAGTAGCGCAGGGTGCAGCTAATGCAGGTGCAGCCAATGGCGCTGGGCTTACAGTAGACGGTGCTAACGCTACATTTACGTATGACTCATCTAATGACAGATGGGCTATGAATAAGTCTCTAGCGACTAACCTTGTAGGTAACGTCACTGGAACAGTTTCATCTCTAAGCAATCATGACACTGGAGACTTAGCTGAGGGTTCTAATCTCTACTACACTCAAGCCAGGTTTAACTCTGCATTTACAGCTAAGAGTACGAGCGATCTCTCTGAGGGTACTAATCTATATTATACGTCTGGTAGATTTGATACAGCTTTTAGTGCTAAGTCAACTTCTAACTTGTCAGAGGGTACTAACTTATACTATACTACAGCAAGAGCAAACTCAGCAATAGATGCAAGAGTAACACAATCTTTTGTAAATGCTTTAAATGTAGACGCAGAAACTTTAGATGGAGACAACAAAGCTACCTTACTAGCCACTGCAGAATCAAATGCATTGGCGCTAAGCATAGCGTTAGGGTGATATAAACAATGGCAAATACATTTAAGAACTACACAAGCGCCTCAGTAGGTACAGGTGCTACAACTACATATACAGTACCAAGTTCAACTACATCAGTGATGATCGGTTGTAACTTAGCTAACAGAACAGCATCACAGATTAAAGTCGATGTACAGGCGGCAGGTGTTTACCTCGTTAAGAGTGTGGCGATACCTTCGGGTGCAGCTCTCTCAGTCTTAGACGGTAAGATCATCTTGGAGACGACTGACACAGTTGTTGTAACATCAGATACAGCATCAAGCTGTGACGTAATTGTGAGTGTACTGGAGCAAACCTAATGAGTAAGCAAACAGATTTAATTAACGTTACAGATGCTATAACAGTTAGTGGCTCTAATGTAGGTATTGGGGCTACAAGTCTTGGTGCTGGTAGGGGGCTTACAGTTGCTAATGGTGCAGTAGCAGTAACAAGTGCTAATCTTTCTCATTCTACTAGTTCTTTAGTTTTAGGGCAAGATAGTGCTTCTATATCTCAAATTAGATTTTATGGTGCTAATACTTCTACTGCAGGAATTTTGCAATTTACAGGGTCTAGTTCAGACGGTATTGTAGGCGGAGAACGTATGCGCATAGACTCATCAGGCAACTTGTTGGTGGGTAAGACGAGTGCTGGTTATAATGTAGATGGTTTTGAAGCGCATCAAAATGGAGAAACTTATGTAAGCCGTAGTGGTACACCTATGGCTATAAATAGGAACTCTTCAGATGGTACTCTTTTAAACTTTTACAAAGATGGAGGCGGTGTAGGTAGTATTGCAGTTGACCCAAGTAATATTGCAATAGGGTCTGGAGACACAGGTATATATTTTAACAGTGGAGATGATGCGCTCATTCCCGTTGGAACTGGTGGAAATTTACTAACTTCTAGAGATAGTGCAATTGATTTAGGTAGAACTAGTACACGCTTCAAAGACCTCTACCTATCAGGCGGTGTATACCTCGGTGGCACTGGGTC